TTTATTATGAAAGACAGAATATTCAACTATGCCCAAACCGAAGATACTAATGTGTTCTACTACAATCGCGTTGCTGACAAGTTCACTACCAAGATTGATTGGTATGATAAAGATGACGTTGATATGATAGTTGTTGATGCGACTAATACCACACAAGAGACTGACAACATATTCTCTTTCATCTACCAGACAGCACCTTGACATTTGTTTCAAAAAGAAGTATAATGACTGTACAAATTGAGTTGAGAGAGAATATATTATGAATTATGTAGAAACTGGTGCCATTGTTACAAAGATGATCGAACTTATTCGTAAGGATAACGATAATCCAAATTATGCAATCGGTTACCTAGAAGCTATGATGAGAACTCTATCTATGAAATATCCCAAAGTTCTCGAAGAATTTATCGAAACTATTGACTATTTAGAAAATAAGGAAGTAAAGTGAATAAAGAAAATGTAATATTAACAGACATCGATGGTGTAGTTCTTAACTGGTTCTACGCATTCGATATCTGGATGAACGAACACGGTCACAAGTTAGCTGACCCAACAAACCTAGTCTATGATGTCAGTGAAGCCTATGGTGTTGACAAGGAGACTGGTAAGATGTTAGTCCGTGTGTTTAACGAGAGTGCCCATGTCGGGTTCCTTCCACCACTACGTGACGCAATGCATTACATGAAGAAGTTGCACGAAGAACATGGTTATGTGTTCCATGCGATTACTAGTCTGAGTGACAATCCTAATGCGCAGAAGTTGCGTATCCTAAACCTTCAGAAGTTGTTCGGTGAGACTTTGTTTGAGAAGTTCATTATCCTTGGTTGTGGTGATGACAAAGACGAAGCCTTAGAACCTTACCGTGACACCGAATGCCTGTGGGTAGAAGATAAGACTGAGAATGCCGAACTAGGTGTTGAACTTGGTCTGGAGAGTGTGTTGATGGAACATGGTTTCAACATGAACCACCCAACTATCCCTTGCATGAAGAACTGGAAAGAGATCTACGAAAAACTGGTTGGTTAAAATGTGACTAAATATCCTCATACAATCTATGAGGTATATTTATGCGTTACGTTGGTTTCAGTGAGTATTATCACGATGCAGCACTATCAATTATAAACAAGGACGGTACTGTGGAGTTCGCTTCACAGGCCGAACGTTTTTCTAAGAAGAAGAACGACCCTATCATTCCCGAAAGTCTCTGGGAATATGTTAACGACAACGATCATGTATCATTCTATGAAGACTTCGAACTTCGAGAAAAATACCGAGATACTTATCGAGGTTTAAAAGGCAAAACACTCCAAAGAGATGTTTCTTCACACGAAGAAATACCAATCGGTGAAAGTCTTGTCTATGACAACTTCCACGAACATCACATATCACATTGCGCAACCGCATTCTACACCCGCCCTTGGAAAGACAAAGAAGATACTGTTATGGTGTCTATCGATGGTGCAGGCGAATATCAAACTGCGGTCATCTACGACCACAACTTCAACCTAATCAAAGAATGGCATTACCCCAAGTCTATAGGACTAGTCTACACTAGTGCAACAAAAACGTTGGGTTTACGTCCACTTGAGGATGAGTATGTTGTTATGGGATTGTCATCATATGGTACCGCACCTCCAGAGATGGTACAATGGTTGATTGATTGGTGGGAAGATACTCCTGATGTTGCGACCGGAGTAGGTAAAGAGGTTTTACTAGATCATCCGGATAGTCCGGAGTATGTAGGATTTAAGAGGATGCGAAATAAACTAATCGACTTCGCTAAACAGTACGGAGATAAAGATTTCGCAGCCGGTATTCAGAGGTTTTCAGAGTATGGTATTATGCAGATCATGCATATTGCAAAACAACACGGAAACAAGTTAGTGTACTCTGGTGGTTGTGCACAGAATGTTGTTACCAATTCAATGATACACGAACTATTTGATGGTCAAATGCATATTGCAGTTGCACCTACAGATGCAGGATCTAGTCTTGGTACTGCCGCAATGACATGGGCAAAGGAAACAGGAAAGGATCGATTGATTTGGTCGCCCTATTCTGGTTACAACATAGATAGAGAGGTAAACGTACAGGAAGTAGTCGATCACCTCTTAGAACACCGTGTGTGCGGTCTGGCGAACGGTAAAGCGGAGTTTGGCCCACGTGCACTAGGTAACAGGTCTTTGATCGCAGATGTGAGGTATGACGTAAAGGATACGGTGAATGGTATCAAACGTAGACAGAAGTACCGACCATTCGCACCCGCAATCCTAGAAGAACATGCACACGAGTACTTCGAAGGGCCTATGAATGAGTACATGCAATACACCTCTATAGCAAAACATCCTTATACGTCAGTCACTCATGTAGATGGTACTGCTCGTGTTCAGATAGTAAAGAAAGATTGTCCGTCTATATTCCGTAAGATTATCGAAGAATATTACGCAAGGACGGGCGTTCCGATGTTACTAAATACCTCATTGAACATCCGCGGCCGTCCGATGGTCAACGATGAACATGACGCAGAATTGTGGGAACAAAAGTACGGAGTGAAGGTTTTTTAATGCAGTACATACGCAAATATAAAATTGATGATTGGGAAAGTGTTCAGGACAAGATATTACTTGCTATCGAAATGATAAAAGATAACAACGTATGTGAATATGCTAACATGTCTCATTCTGATTACAAGGTTGATGCAAAACCTTTGTATTGGGAAGTATTCGAGAATGCTGTTCGGCCAAGTCTAGAGGAATATATGTCTAGTTGGAAGTGTACCGACATACGCATAGGTAATATGTGGTTTGCAGAATATAGTGAACATGGTGCAGACTTCAACTGGCACACCCATGAAGGTGCGAACATGTCCGGTGTCCTTCAAGTAGTATTAGAAGATCCGGAAAACGGAACACAATTATTAGGAACACCAATAGATTTGGAAGAAGGGGATCTTGTAGTATTCCCTTCGATGTTNCCCCACAGAAGTCCTATGATAACCGANAGTAAGAAACTTGTTATCGGTTTTAATTGGGACATACATGGTAGTGAATTACACGAACATTAAACTAGGAGAATAAAATGTCAGAAGAAAAAAAGAAGGTACAACTTACCGCAGACAGTGATGGGTTTTTAGCGGGAGCTGATGCGGACGGTGATGGTCACATTACCGAACAAGAACTACAGATGCACTTAGAGTTCAAACGAAAGGAACTCGAAGACGCAGATGCTATGCGAGATGCGCAAAGAAACATGGCCTGGTTTGCACTTGGCGGAATGTTACTTTATCCCTTCGCTGTAGTACTGGCATCTTTGATAGGATTAGACCAAGCAGCAAATACGTTAGGTTCTATGGCACCGACATACTTTGTATCTGTTGCCGCAATTGTCGCAGCGTTCTATGCGAAGGAAGCTGTCGGTAACAAGAATAAGTAATGGAACTTATTACTTGGCGAGGTACGCCAGGAGTTGGTGATTTCATGTGGGCACTTAATTGTGCCCATAACTTTTCTTACAAAGAAAACAAGAAAGTTACTTTAGAGTTTCATTGGGAACATGAAGAAGACCATCTACACCACTTCGAAGATCCAGAAACAATCATAGAGAGACTAGAGTACATCCATAACTTCTATCATAGAAAGGATGATGTGANGGTCATACACGTGTANAATGAACGGACACGTTACAGTGATTGGAGATATAACGATGATGTTACCAGAGAGGACGATGGTAGTCTCAGAGTCATGGCCATAAGCCGACCCAAAAAGAATAGGTTTTGGTTTGAGAGTGGAAAGTATTCGGATGAGGTAGGCGGAGATATTCCCAACAGTGATTGGATATTCCGGAAGGATGCATTCCGAAAAATTGACAATAATAAGATTGTTATATGGAGACCGCTGTTTAATGCAGAAACTCCAAAAACATGGAAAAGACAGTTGACAAATGACAAATGGGATGTTATAATAAATCAGTTGGTTGCGGCGGGATTACATATAACAGAATTGACCTATAGAACTCCTGTTTCCGAAGCACTCTATCATATCTCTACATGTCGTCAAGTCATATGTTATGATGGTATGTGGCATTACATTGCTCGTAACTTATATAGACCTACGATAGTTATAAGTAATGAGGGTATAACGCGTTATCATACGCCTCATTGTGTACGAACTACACACGATGAAAATGAAGAAATGAATATATTTTGGTGGGTGAATAATATCCCTGAGATGTTAGGTAACACCAAGAGAAAAGCAATAGAACATGAAACTAAAGCGAGAGGATTTTTCAGTGAAAGAAATAAACATAGACAGAGCAGTAATTGAAGTACAGGGCGGCTGTAATTTTGATTGCACAATGTGTCCTCAAGATAAACGTACCGGAGGTAGACACAAAGGTTTCTTAACCAAGATGTCACTGATCGAGTTCGAAGATAATGTTCAAGACTGTGCACGACATGGACTGAACGTTGTCAACCTAGATGGTTCGGGTGAAGCAACCATGAATCGTAACCTACCAGAATATATAAAAATCGTTAAGAGGTATGATGCAAAAGCAGTCATCTTCTCTAATGGTTTTCGTATGCATGGTCAATTCATGAAGGACTGTGTGGACGCAGGATTGGACTTCTTCCGATTCTCTTTCGTTGGTTCTACACCAGAGAAGTATCAAGAGTGGATGAATAACACTCGGGGTAGCACTTATGAGTTGATAAAGAAACATGTAAAAGAAATGATGGATTATGTAAAGGAGTCTGGGTCGGATTGTGTTGTGGAGACATACCACCTGATTACAGACAATGATAATATTGAACAAGAACTAGAACAGTACAAGGCCTTAGTAGAAGAACTTGGTTGTAAGACCGAGATCTGGAAAATGCACAACTGGTCTGGTGCATATGATATAGGTGAAACAAATGCTAGAACTGGTAATGTCAAAACTTGTGGTCGTCCTTTTTCTCCTGACGTTGTTATCCGTGCTGGTGGGGTGGATGGTCATCGGGGTGCAGTTCATCCGTGCTGTCAAGTACTTGGTCGGGATGAAGAAGCAGTTCTCGGACATACATCCGTCAATACGATAGAAGAAATTATTCGAGGTGAAGAGTACTCTGCATTACGCGAGTCTCATAGAACTGGAGAATACACGGATTATTGTAGAGATTGTGATTTTCTACTTGACACTCCGGAGACATTGGTGTATACTAATAACTCAAGATCAGAAATGAAAATGATTGGAACTTCTTTCGATCTTAATGATTATAGGAACGTTTAGTTTGAATGACTCTAAACCACCAGTGTGGATGATCGTGATGAGTGGGAATCCCATTTCCGATTACTATAGAAAACTTGCATTACCTTCTTGGTTGAAAGCTGGGTTCGATGTTAATTTTTTCGAAGGTGTTACACCCGAGACTTACAAAGATCATTTTGATTTGCTCTTTGGGAACAAACATAGTAAAAGCACTCCGGATGGTGTAATGTTCACTGTCTCTGAAAAGTGTGTGTGGTACGGTCATTACTATCTTTGGAAAAAATGTATTGATACTGACACTCCTATGATAGTGTGTGAACATGATATTGAATTGGTTATGGATATTCAACCTTCAATATACACTACACCTATGGCGTGTTTGGCTCACGATCCTCCGGACATACGCAAAGAGAAACGTACATCTCTTGCGGGTGGTGCATATTATATAACACCAGATGTTGCAAAGGTGTTAATAAGAATAAACGAGGATCGTATTAGAATCAACTCTGATGGTTGGGTCTGGGAAGTGTGTAAGGCGCATGGATACTTTCATTATGACAAGTGTTCACATATAAAAGATTATTCTGTCGGATTTACGACCAAACATAACAAGAGTTAAACAATGTATAACATAACATTCAAACACTATCGTACTGGCGTTGAACTCACCTTGACTGGGTACCCAATGGATGACTATAATAAACGCAAAGATTCTGAGATGTTCATATTCTATGATACTCTCAATGAACGAATCGAAGCCATTATAAGGTCATCCATTGTGTCCATGTTGGCATATGAGGATGAGTTGTGAAAAGACTGATATATCAGGTTTGTCTGGGAAAACAGATAGATTCTAAGTTGTATGCGAAATGTATCGAAAGTGTTTCTAATTATTGCCAAAAGCATGATATTGTACATTATACGCAACAAATTCCCAAGTTAAAAATTAAACCCGATCCGTTCACAAGTAACCGTAGTACCGAGAGTTGGCAGAAACACGGTGGGTTCTTACCTATCTATGAGAAAGAGAATGCGTTTGATCTGTTAGACGAATACGATCAGATTGCAATCATCGATGCGGACATTTATATCCGTGAAGACGCTGAGAATATCTTTGACCATATGTTAGACGAATATGCGTTTGGTTGTGTGTTTGAACGTGAGATGCCTATCACCGCTAAGTATGCAGAGAAAATCAGAAACTACTCTCGTATGCAGTACGAACAATTACAGAACTATAATCGTACACAATTTAACCCTAATCATCTGGGTTATGAGTTTGCCAACATGGGTATGATTGTGTTAAACTGTAAGAACTTCAAACCGTACTTGCAAGGACAGACCGCAAAAGAGTTTCTGACTCGGATGGAGTTCAAAGACTTTGTTGATGGTATAGGCCCTTGGAAGTGGTCAACAGACCAAACTTTGTTGAATTATTTTCTGAAGAAGTATGATGTACCAACTCAATCATTACACTGGAAGTGGAATGGACTATATGGTGCAAACACTAAGATCGAAGAGTGTTCCTTCATACATTTCTTCTTGAAAGACTTGTTACCAAATCAAGGAGAGAACGTAGAGGAGTTAATGAAGAAGATATGAAGTTGTATGATTATGAAAATTACAAAGAGTATCGAGAACTACAGATAGAAGCGAACAAACAAAAGTTACATGCTGTCTGGTGTAGTGAAAGTACTGTTGAAAAGGTGTGCGAGATGTACCCCAACAGTAAGAATATATTGTGTCACGGTGCACGTAATGGTAGAGAAGTTGAATGGTTTATTAAGTATTTCCCTGATGCGACTGTGACAGGAACCGACATATCTCCGACAGCGAATGAATTTTCTAATATGTTTGAGTGGGATTTTCATGACAGAAAGGAAGAGTGGGTTGGTAAGTTTGATCTATTGTACTCTAACTCATTCGATCATTCTTACTATCCAGAAAAGTGTTTGAAGACATGGACAGATCAACTGACCGAGGAAGGTATTCTTTGTGTGGAGTTGATGGTTGGGGACAACAATGTTTCATCTCGCATGGATCCCCTACAGATAAGTAAAGGTGAGTTTCTGGGGATTATAGATGACTTAGGATTCGAAGAGGTTGTCGCCTTCGACGTGACAGCTAAACATGGTTACAGTAGAGTAGTGGTGTGTAAAAGAAAATGACTAAAGCATATGTGATAAGAATTGATGGACAAGAGAAGTTAGTTGAGAGGTTGTCCGAGAGTATCGTCAAGACCGAAAGTGATATCGATCTGAACATCTTCGAGGGAACTGTACCGAAGACCATACAGTCTCACCTAGAACGAGAGTTCACGTCTTTCGATACTTCTAACTATAGATGGAACTGGCCCAAAGATCCTTCGGAAAACCACATGGATTTGCGGACTGGTATAATGAAGACTGCGTATCTCGCATCGAATCAAGAGAAAAAAGAGGCATGTTCGATCAGTCATATGCGTCTATGGGATCTATGTCTGACTATCAACGAACCTATAATTATATTTGAATCGGATGCCCTCATGACTCGAAAGTTTGATGTCAGTGACGTGGAAGGATATAAACTGGTTGGGTTGAATGATCCTAGAGGTGCGACAAGACGAGCAGGATTGTTTCACCAGATCGTTGCTTCTACACCAGATGTCCAACCCGCACCACGTATTAATGATCTAGGCGAGATGTCTCCCCAAGGTATTGCAGGTAACAGTGCATACTATATAGAACCAGATGGCGCATCTATGTTACTTGAGAAGGTCAAGGAATATGGAATGTGGCCCAACGATGCGTATATGTGTCGTGAATTATTTCCTTGGATACGAGTGGTGTATCCATATTATACTAAGGTGCAGGGAACTGCATCTACAACAACAAGGTGATTTGAATGAAAGTTTTACACGATAATGTTTTATTGACAGAAGATGATGCAAAAGAAACAACTACTGCCGGTGGACTGATTCTTTCCGCAGATATTACGACAGGTAATAAACCTGCTCGTGTTGTTGCGATGGGACTAGAAGTTGCAAATAAGAAAGAGATTGCAGCAGGTGATAAGGTATATTGTAATTGGTCAGAAGCAATGCCAGTAGAGATTGATGGTAAGAAGATGGCGATTATTAAGTACGAATTTATCCGGTTGAAAGTGGACGGATAAATGAAGTCTCTCGTTATTACGATTGGAGACAATCACCTATCCCAACAAGCTGCGGATAGGTGTATTGCAAGTGCCAAACGATACGGTATCAAAGTTGAGAAGTGGTATGCAGTAACACCTAGACATCCAGACTTCGAGTCTATGGTCAAGGATGCGGGTCTTCAAGTTCATATGTTTCAGGGCGGTTATTCCAAGACCGAGAATGCACTTGCGTGTTTCCTTTCACATATGTCACTATGGAAGTATTCAGTCGAGACCAAACAAGATGTGATGATATTAGAACACGATGCAATATTCACTGGTCGTGTTCCGGTATTGTTTGGATTCCATAAGTGTGTCACAATTGGACAACCTAGTTACGGTAAGTTTAAGACACCGATGACACTAGGTACGTCTCCGTTAGTACAGGCAGATTACTTTAAGGGTGCACACTCTTATATTGTCAGACCTTCTGGTGCAGAAGAGTTTCTAGAAAAGGTCTCTGACTATTCTCGACCCACAGACATCTATCTTAATATAATGAACTTCCCTTGGTTAGAAGAGTATTACCCATGGCCTGTAGTGGTCGATGATTCTTTCAGTACTATTCAGAATCAACAGGGTTGTTTAGCAAAACACAACTATGGAAAAGGGATACACTTGGTAGAAGCATGATTAACTTAATTACTGTATGTACAGATCAATATCCTATGGAGTATGCCCGCAAGTTGATCACTCGATTCAAAGAGTTGAGTGGTTACAAAGTGGAGGCATGGTGCATCACCGACCGACCAGATGAGATTTCGGATATCGCAAATACCATCGAACCAGCTTTTGGTGCAGGTAAAGGTTGGTGGAATAAGATGAAAGCATACGATTCATTCTATGATGGATATGCTGTCTATCTTGATATCGACACTGTTTTAATCAAGAACTTTGATGATGAGATACGAGAGGCAATCCTTGCACTAGAGAGTGAAGTTGTTAAGGTCGCATGTGTATCCGATGCCATTGGTTGGAAAAATAACAAGTTTAGTTCTTCGATGATGGTTCTGAAGAGTGGTAAGATGCAAGAAGTGTATGACATCTTCTCACTAGAAAGTTTGAGATCGTTTGAATATGAATATGATGGGGGTGACCAAGTATGGACGGGTCGTCTACTCGAAGAGTGGAAACCAGGCGGTTACTCTGAGATCTACTATATGGACGAAGAGTTCAATCAAAACCTCAAACTCAATCTGAAATTCCATCTAGGAAGTAAGGTATTGGGTAATTGGATATTCCCTAAATATATCCCAAGTGGGTGCAAGATTGTAGATTGTGGTGGTAAACCAAAACCACACGAACTAGAATACTTACCGTATATAAAAGAGGCGTGGCACGATGTTCAGTAAAATATTATTAGGAGTGGTACTTTGTATGGGTATCACGTTTGCAGGATTCTATCAGTTCATACACAAACCTTTGTTGGGTCAAGTTGTACAACAACAGGTACTTCTTGCGGCACAAGAGTTACGTGAACAAGAACAAGTAAAGACGATAGAAGCGTTACAGAATAACCTACAGAAGACTTCCGAAGCATTGAATGCGATGTCCTCTCGTAATGCAGAGATTGAGGCAGAGTCTAAACGATACCTTGCAATCTTTGCACGACATAACCTATCACGACTTGCAGCTGCAAAACCGACTCTGATAGAAACAAGAATCAACCGAGGAACTAAAGATGTATTCGACAGTATCGAAAACGACACTGCTGTTATTGATAACACTGATAAGTAGTGGTTGTACAACACTAGGTAACTGGGGTAAAGTACCAGAACCTATACCAGTAGAGATTAAGACGGTAGAGATAAAGGTTCCTATTATCCATCCCCCAATGCCTAGACAGATTGACCTCAAAGATCCTCGGTGGTATGTGGTCAGTGACAAGAACATTGACACTTTTCTAGAAGATATTACGAAACGACACGAAGGTCAGTTGGTCTTTATTGCAATGTCGGTAGGTGATTATGAGTTGATGTCGTATAACATGCAGGAACTAAAACGATATATAAATCAACTAAAAGAAGTTGTGATATACTATCGCACTATGAATACAGATGAACCAGAGGTTGTAGAGAATGAGAAAACAGATAATTGAGTCGTTGACATCCCATGCGGTGGGTAAGATTAACAAACATAAAATGAACGTGGAAGTTTACTTGGCCAATCCTACCGGTATTGGTGAACATCCTGATGTGATGGGAGCGATAGAACACGAGTTGAAGATCATTGCGGACTACCATGAACAGTTAGAGATTTTGGAGAGGTACTTTTAATGTATGAATATTCTTGCAAAATTGTTAGAGTTGTTGATGGGGATACTGTGGATATTGATATCGATCTCGGTTTCGGTATTATTTATGCTAATCAGCGTATTCGTCTGTACGGTATTGATACTCCCGAATCTCGTACTCGTGATGCTGTCGAGAAGAAGTTTGGTAAACTCGCCGCCAGATTCCTTGCGGAATCACTGGGAGAAACATGTGTCCTCCGTACAAGACTCGACAGTAAAGGAAAGTACGGCCGAATCCTCGGAGAGTTCCTCGTCTATGACGCAAAAACCGACCGACAAATGACTGTTAATGAGATTATGATTCGAGACCATCTTGCGGTTGCGTACCACGGACAATCCAAGGATGATATCGAAGATGAACATTTGCGTAATCGTAAAATATTAATTGAACAATATGGATTCGAAGCATGAGATGGAATGTCTTAGGTAATGGCGATAATGCCTTTCAGTATGAGAGAGGTACGCCGGGTAAACTTCTTATTTGTAATATGCCCCCATTCGAGATTCCTAACAATGAAGTCTTTGCTACATGTATGGTTGACTATAAGATGATGGTTGCACTTGCTAATAAACATATCAAGTTGGATATGTACGATTGGATACTGGGTACCCGTCCACGTCACTGGATGGAAATGCAACCACAATTCTATCTGAAGTATGCGCAGAAGATCAAGGCAATGCACACACATATCCCGTCTTATGCGAAACTACAAGGACAGAACGAAGCACAGGCTGCGACAAATTACTCGTGTGGTCATATGGCAGTAGACTACGCATGTCGTGTACAGAAGGCGACTGAAGTCCACATCTACGGATTCGACTCGATGTTCGATACAAGTCTCCGTAGTTATACCGACTTGTTATTAGAATCAGATCGAAGTTCACAGAACACACATCGTCTCGCAAATAACTGGAGACCTATTTGGACAAAGATGTTCGAAGAGTTTGACAATACACAGTTTTTCCTGTATCATAGTCATAGTAAACTGAAATTCCCTGTAGGGGATAATGTCAAAATAGTTGTGGAGAAAAAATAATGCCTAGTATAGATGATGTGATAGAAATCAGTAAAAAGTTCGGTGAGTTTATAAAGTACACTTGTGTTGATTTTAAAGCTGTTTGGGAGTTCCGACCCAACGTACTTATTTGGTGTGGTATTGCATTCTTGATTGCCTGTTTTGTATAAATACACTTATAAAATAACATTCGGGAACATAATTTAAATGCAATCTTTTAACACATTCTTAAAAGAAGAGACCTTCCTCTCAGAAGAATCGGAAGCGTTACTTGAAAAACTCATTACCTTTGGTGGTAAAGCATACCCTAAGTTTGGTAACATTGTTATCATGGCCGGTGGTGCGGGTTCTGGTAAAGGATTCATTCTGAGTAATCTGGTAGGTATCGAAGGAAAGACTTTCGATGTGGATGAGTTGAAGAAACTTGCAGCTAAGACACCTGCGATCCAGAAACGAGTCAAGGACGAACTCGGTGTGGACATTTTTAAATTGTCACAGAACCTAAAAGACCCCAAGAACGTAGAGAAACTTCATGAAATCATTGGTATCTATCTAAAGACTGATAAGTCCAAAGAGAGGTTATTCTATCGTTCTGTATTGACCGCACCTGTTGATCGTAAACCAAACATTATCTTCGACATGACCTTCAAGGAATTGTCTAAGTTGGAGAAGGTTGCGAATGATGCGTCTAAGTTAGGTTACGATAAAAAGAACATCCATATCGTATGGGTTGTGAATGATATCGAAGTTGCGAAGGCACAGAATGCGAAACGTGCACGTGTTGTACCTACCGAGATTCTTGTCAATACTCACCGTGGTGCAGCTAACACTATGGGTGATATCATCAACATGGGTAACAAACTCAAGAAGTATATGGATGGGGATATCGTATTCGCATTCAACAAAGTTGGTGTAGATGCGAATCTGGAGAAGTCTGGTAAGGGTGGTTCATACGTCAAAGACGCAAACTACTTCTATGTCAAGAGAGCAGGTAAACCACCTACTCCCGTTGACCAATTAGATAAAGATATTCGTTCTAAGATTGCAGGTTATGTACCTAAGAACGTAGACTGGAACTAACCTTTGTGACACCGGATCATGTCATTGAGTATCGAATATTCAATGGCACGATCCTCTTCTGACATTTCTCTGAACTTACTGTCCCAAATAGAACGGTTCACAAACACCTGATTCAACCATTCACTATTCTCTTCTATCGCGCCTTCAATATACTTTGCTTTGTCTGGGTCTTGATAATTGATATCTATTATATCAAAAGATTCATCACAGTACGGTGCGAATACTGATTTCACATGATGATAAGTGAAAGCAGTATCTTCGGTCTCTTTGGGAACACCTGCAAGTATAACACAATCATATGATGTATCTGGTGGTGGTGATAGTCCAATAGTTTCTTGGCCACCTTTGTATTGTTTATCTGCCGGTATCAAATCGATTTCATATCTTTTATATAAAGAGTGCATCAATTTTCTATGTCTGAGTTCGGTTGGTACTACAGTATGCATTTCTATGTTATATTTGTATTCCATCTTAACAATGGGAATAAACTGTGTCCACACGTTGGGATCTACCATAGTATCTTCGAGAGACTTCACTGAAGGAGTCTTATGTATCTGGCGATCACTACCACGTTGGAATGTCCAACTAGTCTGTGCCGAATTGTAATGACCGACAAACAGTATCTTACGGTAACCCTTTAGTGCGATATAGTTTAATATCATAGGGACATAGTTAAACACGTCATTGACAGTATTTGCATCCGCGTCATGCCATCTCAGGTTCAAATCGTTTTTTCTAACTTCGCCCCCTATCAGAAAGTTGAGTCTACCCCACACATCCTTTTTCATGTCACGGTGAATATATCTACTCATAGATGTACTGTTCACTCTAGGTGAATTGATAACGAGCTCGTTTGCTGTCCTATAATACATGGGTTACCCTTTATAAATGTTTTGTATATGGTCTTCGAATTGTTCTATTTTCTCAAGACGATTAGGCCACAGAATATAATCTTTCTGGGGATTCTGTTTCAAGTTGTTTAGTAGAGGTTGTACCGCATTGAACAGATTGTCTAAACGTTTTTCGAGTTCGCTAACAGTTGTAGAATTCTCATTGGCGGCTGTCTGCGCCTCTTGAACCGCATCCAGTTCATCCTCGTCAACTATAGTGAAACCGAAATCAAAAATGTCGTCACTCATATTTATACCTTTATTTTTCATTTTCTTTTATTTATATGTTGCCTTACCTACAGAAATACTATATAATTATCTAAGATAACTGAGGAAAGTATTATGTCTGCAATGGGTACATTAGTATTAGAAATTCAAGAGTTTGTAGATCCACTCGTCTATATGGGTGCAACAAACGAAACTATCATGGAGCAGTTCGAAGCTCTCTTTAAGAACCATCCACACTACAACTACATGAAAGAAGTGGTTGAGAGTCAGATCGGTGTTAGACAATTCTTGAGAGAGGGTTAGGAGGTATGAGTAAGTGGTGGAGAATATGGGCGAAGAGTCTAGGTGAAAAGGTCGGAGAAACTGATACCCAAGCTAATACTGTTGCTGGCATTAGGACTGTGTGGTGGTGTACTCATATGGCGACTTGTATCTTTATCATCCTCAATGCTATAGCGAATCACGGGTGGGGTCTCATTGGACTTTGACGTTGAAACTATTATCGTTCCATATTCGAAAAGGTTATAAGCATATAACAAAATGTTCTGAAAAAGGGGTTGTGCGATACATAGAATGGTGGTATAATAGTACCCTATTGAGATGAGAGAGAAAACGATTATGATTAAAGTTGGTGAGAAAGTCTACTGTAACTGGGGTGCGATGCATCCGACCGAAGAACGTACTGTCTTAAAGATTGACGGTGATCGTATGTGGTGTGACGAAGGTTTCACTATGTTACTTGCCGACTTACGTGACATGAACGAGAACTACAGAAGTCCTATCGGGGTTTATCGGTTATGAGAGAAGTGAGTAGATTTTTATTTCAGTTGACAATCATAGTGATAGTGAGTGTCCTCTCCCTTCAATATCTATAGAGGATATGTTATGAGTAAAACAATTAAAAAGTTTATAGCAAGAGCTGATCATGGCGGTTGTTACTTTGAAGTTGAAGCAGAGACATTTGATGAAGCAAGAGAACTACTCAAACATGATGGATTCAGCGGTTACTTGTACGAAGAAACATATCAACTGATTAGCACAACACCGCACATAGTTGGAGAAGTAGAGAGATCGTTCGCACAATATAATTATTAGGTATATGCATATAACAAAATGATCTAAAAATAAGTGAAATAGTTGTTGCATTATTGTTTTGGTTATGAGATAATAGTACCCTATTGAGATGAGAGAGAAAGTTATGATTAAATATGTATTGAGAAACGTTGTTAATGACCAGTTAATAAACTGTAAGATGTTCGACACTATGGTCGATGCCCTTAACTACAGACATACTTATCTTGAACGTGATGTTGCTTGGGTCGATCAGGTGGAGGTGAAGTAATGGTGCTCTTAAAAGTTTTCTTAACTATTGTACTGATTATTATCTTTTGTGTTATCGCTATAGGTGGTTCTCTGGCTGCGATGTATGAAAGAGACGAAATTCGAAAAGGTATGCGTGAAGGTAAAAACGACTACTATGGTAATAAAATTGAAGAGGAAGATGAATAATGTTTAATAATTATACTTGTAATGTTGTGTACGGTTCTACTGGTGAACGTTCTATGTTCATGGGAATGGACTTAACTTGTGACTTCAAAGTCTCTCATGCACTTGGTGAACGCCCTGTCGTTGACAAAGAGATCCAACTCGGTCGTGAAAAATATAAAGTTGGTGAACTTTTGAATTCCGCAATTGGTTTGAAGTATGACTTGATCCTCCGCATGATGATGCGTGACGGAACTATCGATTACGACACGGTTGTTCGTGTTGGTTATGTTGGTCGTCTCCGTGAAGTCTACGTTGTGAAAGACGAAGAAGCATACCGCATCTTTGGTAAGACTTACTATGGGTTGTATAACAATGATTAGTGGTGAGTTTCTTTTTTCTGATATTATTTCTCTTGCCATATTCTGTTTACTTATGGTAGTATGGTGGGAGATAAAGGGGATGGGGGATGACGAATAAAAAGAAACATGGATTGGGTAAGACCTCCAATCCTGTCGCTAAGTTCGCTAAACGTTTCAACAAGTCTGCGGTTATGGTTGACCGAAAGAAAGAAGAGAGACGTACTGGTGGACGTTGGAACCTTGATGATGATTTTTATGATTCCGATGGAGGAAAAGAATAGATGAATGTATTTCGATTAGATGATGATCCCGTGAAAGCTGCGCAGTTGATGTGTGACAAACATGTAGTCAAGATGGTTATCGAGTATGGTCAACTACTGTCTACCGCACACCGAGTCATAGACGGTACCATGTACCTCGGTAAGACTAAGAATGGTCGTAACATCAAACGATGGAGACTCGATGGTACAGCGCAAGAGGAGGTCTTATACAAGGCATCTCACGTGAATCATCCATCAAACATCTGGTGTCGTGAGAATGACAAGAACTATCGTTGGTTATACAAACACTTTGTGGCCTGCGCAAAAGAATATCAACATCGTTATGGACGTGTACACGCGACCTTCGATAAACTCAATGGGTTTGTGTGGTTCGCACCTCGCAAAATCAAACAGACCGCTCACGAGTCCGTGATGCCACAGTGTATGCCTGACGAATGTAAGCGGGATAGTGTGGTTGAAGGATACCGTACCTACTACGTACAGGAGAAAAAGTACTTTGCCAAATGGACAAAACGCGAGACACCAACTTGGTTTGTATCTCCTTAGAGTGATGTTAATATTTTGGTTGGCGTTTAGTGTAGACAATGAGGATGACCTATATGGAGTGATGTCGAGTATTCGTAGATTGAATGAATGTAAAAAAGTGGTAAATTTAACTTGACAGTGATAAGGAAATGATATATAATGTCTAAACAAATGAGATATCTTAAACTCAGATCTGCGCAACAAAGATTAGAGAGTCAAAGAAGATCACGAAGAATGCTAATTATGCATGAACAAGAAATTAATAAAATTGAAGGAGAAGACCCGTTATGTCCTACACAGAAAAGCAGTTCAAAGAAGACGTTGAAGTAACTAAACGTATTCTGAAAGACACTTATGTCAATAACATCATTTACGTCCAAGAACGTATTAAAGATGGTGCTGATGAAAGTGAGTTAAAAAACATCGAAGATCTTATCATTGCAAACGAACGATTAATCGTTTACTTTGATGAAGGTGATGATTGGGTAAAACAACTACATGAAGAGGCCTCAGGGTCAGGAGATGATAATGGAACAAGCAGTGAACGAACTAACACCGGAGATGATGAAGAAGCAGTCGCTCGAATTGAAGAAGCAAGGAATAGTTGATGCTTTGAAACAGGGTCTTGTCCACCTACAATTCAAGAAGGTGAACGGTGATCTTCGTAATATGATTGGTACTTTAAGTCCCGAACATATTCCAGAAGACAAAGTACCCGAAGAAGGTAAAGAGCGTAAGAGTAACGAAGAACTTGTTGTTCTGTTCGATGCCGAAGTCAATGACTGGAGATCTTTCCGTACCGAAAACCTTGTAGAATATCGGTGTGACGCATGGTAGTAAAACGCAAACGTAAACCAATGTCCGAAGAGCAACGTGCAGCTGCGAGTGAAAGACTCGCAAAAGCACGGGAAGCTCGAGGTCACGATGGTTCCAAATCTGTCCATCCTTTATTGTTGGATATGGATGAGGATAGTCCGATACATTGGAGAAAGGTTCGCGAGTGGGTCAAAGAGATAGGTGTGGAACTTCGATCCAAGAAGGCACAACGACTGTCGAAGGATTCTAAGGAAAGACATGAGTATCAGACACTAGAGGTATATCTCGGAAACCTGAAAAGGTATCTTGACTCTAGTATCTGGTTAGATGCACGTTATGGAAGACATCGAGAAGGTAAGATGGGTACTGTCGTTCATGCTATTGCATACTTTCCTAGTGGTCGTCCCAAGAGAGTTGTGGGATGGTTTTATAAAGATATCGGTGAATACACCGAGGAGATGAAAGAGAATGACGATAGAATTTACGGTACCGAATCTGAGTACCGAAGAGACGAACACAAGCGAAAACTTCATGAACAAGAAGAGGTTCTCGAAGATGGTGGAGAGGACGGTACGTAGTTCCGGACTTAACTATATGGACTCGATTGTTCATATGTGCGAGAAGAATAACATGGAAGTTGAAGATGTTAAGAAGTACTTGACGCCTTCAATTATAGATTGTCTTGAAACCGAGGCGATGAATTTGAACTTCCTAGAGAAAACTAATTCTCTGGATGTTTAAATAACACTTGACTTATGTGTATAAATAGGTTAGAATACTATGGTACAATCAAGAAACAATTGAAAATACGCTGTGTAAAAAAACTGTAAATAAACTGAAAACGCTGAACATACTGGAGAAAACATATGTCTTTTGCAAACCTAAAAAGTCGTTCTACCGACATTTCTAAATTAGTATCTGCCGCTCAAGAAGCATCTGGTACTAACACCAAAACCAATAAGTACGATGACGAACGTAAGTGGAAACCAACCGTTGATGATAACGGCAATGGTTACGCAGTAGTCCGTTTCCTTCCTGCAATGGAAGGTCAAGATATGCCTTGGGTACGATATTGGGATCACGGATTCAAAGGCCCTCAAGGTCAATGGTACATCGAGAAATCGTTGACTACCATCGGTCAGAAGGATCCTGTATCCGAACTGAATTCACGTCTGTGGAACTCGGGTATCGAAGATGACAAAGAAACTGCACGTAAACAGAAGCGCCGTCTTCACTACGTGTCCAATATCCTTGTGGTAAACGATCCTGCAAACCCATCGAACAATGGTAAAGTATTTTACTATGAGTTTGGTAAGAAGATCTTTGACAAAATCATGGATCTGATGCAACCACAATTCCCTGGCGAAACTCCTATCAACCCATTTGATTTTTGGAATGGTGCTGACTTCGAACTGAAGATTCGTAATGTTGCGGGTTACCGTAACTATGATAAGTCGGAGTTCAAGTCCACTTCTGCATTGTATGAGTCGGACGAGACTAAACTCGAAGCCACTTATAATCAACAGTATGACTTGGGTGAGTTCGTAGATCCTGCTAACTTTAAAACCTATCAGGAATTAGAGTCACGTCTGGAATTGGTATTGGGTACTGCGGTAGGTGCTAACACCACTATCCGTAATGAAGCATTAACTCAGACTGCGGAATCGAACGTTGGACGTTCTGCACCACAACCTGAGATCGTTTCTGCTCCTGCACCAAAGGTAGGTGCTGTCGCGGAGGAAGATGACACACTATCTTACTTTGCGCAGATGGCACAGGAAGACTAAAGATTAGGGGGACGAAAGTCCCCCTTTTTTATGATAAAGCATAAGTCCTATCGTTCTGATCAACTGTCGGTTGATTCTGTGACATAATCGCAGCAGTACTTGAGTTGTTATTATTAGTAACTGAATTAGAACTCGGTGCATTTACTAATACTGCATTAGCACCTTGTTCTGATTTTAACTTAGTGTTCTCACTTTGTGCCTGGGTAAGACCATTGTCTCTAGGTGATCTCATTGATCTCGAAGAAGATCTTTCGACATTAATTTCTGGTGATAACTTGGTGACCTCAACCTTTGGTTCTGGTTTAGATACACTTTCAAGTTTATCAATTTGTGCTTGAGTCTTGTCTATATTCAATGCAGCAGATGCGGTACCTGTTTTCTCAAAACGTGCTTCTGCTCTTTCGAGTTTCCTTTCTAAATAAGCAAGACGTTCCGCATCTCTGGATTGCACCACAACTTCTACTTCTTCTTTGACTTGTGGTTTATCGACAACTTGCAAGACTTCTTCTTCCTTATCGGCAACGGTAGGTGTATCAGGTAGAACAGGCACTTCTGAATATGGTTGAGTACTTGGAGTAGTTTGTTGTTTGGTTGTTCCACCATCGTCACCATCAAATCCGAAGAAATTTCCTACGGATTCTAATGCACCAGATGCCATATTCTTGATATCATCCATACTAGGAATCAACCCCATGACAAACTCCTTGATATCAGTAATCATTTGATTGATAGGTTCCATCAAGTAACCAATCGGATCTTCGCTCTCCATGAAACCATTCCAGAACTCTTTGATACCTTCGATCATGGAAGTGACTTTGTCTGGTATAGCACGTATCATCGACTCCATATTCATCATAACTTCACTGAACATCTCTGAGAACGAGAAACTGTCCAAGAAAGTAGAGAAGTTTTCGAAACCCAACATACCTGATATCCAAGAGATACCGTCTTTTAGGAGATCTACTAAACTCAATACTGCACCATTGATCGCACCGGTCATGAATGCGTATACGCCACCGATGATATCACCTGACTTGAATTTACTCAGAGATGCTTTAATACCTTCGTACAAACCAATAGCGATTGTGAGTGGCCAACCAAAGAATCTACCTAGTGCACCAAACACTTTGAAGATATTAGGCGCAATTCCTCGCATGTACGCGACGACATCCTTCATTGGTTTTACTATCTTACTAAAGGAATCTTTGATACCTCCTGCGAATTTACCCACACTAGCAAATGATTGACCTGCTGATCTGAATGCTCCAATAACTGTCTGGAATCCAGTTGTGATAGATGTACCGACACTCTTGACGAACTTTACAGAATCGGTAAAGATTTTACCCATACCTCTGAATGTCTTTTCGAACATATTCAGAGAACGGAAAGTACCGGTTACAGATTGTGATAGTCCCTTGACACCATTCATACCTGCTTTGAATGCATTAGATATATTACTGAAGGCGTTAGTGATAGGTTTTACAAAATTCTTAAAACCATCAACATATAACTTCACCCCTATCTTAATATCAGTGACAAGTGATTTGATGCCAGTACCCAAGTCTTTAAAGACCTTGACCACACTAGAAGCAAAGTCGGTAACCGGTTTGAAAACATCCTTCAATTTCTTCACGATATTACCACTTGCAAGTTTAACAAGATCGGAAATTTTTTTTCCTAATGGAGCGAAGAAGTTTGTAATAGGACGTAATAGAAACTTGACACCCGACAGAATAGTCTTGAAGGTTCCTGATATAACATTCTTTATAAGTTTTGCGGTGTCTGTAATAGCCTTCATCCATCCTATCGCAAGACCTTTAGCAAAACCAAGAACCATGGTAGGAATACCGATGAGTAAATCTAAGATACCGCCAGTCTTCTTATCGAGATCTGGACGTTCGGGCCCGGTTCCTCCACCTGTAGGAGATGTTCTACCAGAATCTCGACGGGCCTCTTCTCTGTCACCAGCCTGACCTCTGAACTCGCCCAGAAGATCCTTCATAGTTTTCTTTAGGTCATCAACACCTTCACTTGTTGTTGCAGTGTTCTTGATGACCTGATCAGATTGTTTCGCATTCTCTTCTCTTAGAAGTTGAATCGAGGTTTGTAGTAAAGCATCTGCCATTTTAGTTTCTCATCTGTTCTTGTTTAATACGATCGTTTTCTTCTTTAACATATTCAACTAACATAGCAACGTAGATCTCCCTCTCCCACGGCAACATCATTTCAATTTCAGTCAAACTATAACTATGATGTTGTATCAGTGAAAAATTAGTTTTATAATAATTCACTAGACTATCATGAGAAAGGTTTAGGATAAAAAATCCTGCATACCTTTCAAAGTCACACTGTTCTGTTCCCCACAACCTTCACACGCAAATGTCTCGGTGTGTATCATTGCGGGCATTGCTTCAAGAAATTCACCTAACTTCCTGAATTGTCCTTGGGTCATAGACTCGATGAAATCCATTAGTTCTTCCTTCGATGTGTCACTGGAAGAGACTCTTTCTTCTTCGGTCAAGATTGCATTGATACATGTGGCAACCAAGTTAAAACCTACTGTAAGTTCATCTCCGGTCAAATCACTTGACTGGATATCAACATACGATGGATATTTCATTTCAACACTAACACTGTCTGTCAATTCTATGACGTTACTGAGTTCACTAGTAGACACATCAATTGAACCAATATCGATAGATCTTTCGTTCTTATGATCACAACTAGAACATTTCAACAACACTGTCGCGGATTCGCCCACAGACTTCGATCGTATCTGAGTAAACAGATATTCAATATCGAATGTTGTCAATGCATTAACATCGATTTCATTTTGAATACAAGCGTCTAATGTGTTGACAATTGCATTCAGTGCTTCTTTTTGATCGCCAGTTTCAAATGCGATCATCAATACCTTTTCTTCTTTGACCAAGTAAGGTCTATAAGAAACAACTTCTTTAGTAGAAGGAATCTTACATGAATACTGCGGTGATGTATTTAACTTAGGTAATGCCATTATATTCTCCAGTGTTTTTAATAATTTATTTAACCAAATAATTTTGAGAAGATTCCACCGATCGCTCCACGAGCGATGTTCTCTCCGTCTTTTGTGTAGTCTCCGACTTCACTTTCCCAATCAGTAAATGATAGTTGTACACTCAATTCCAATACACCTTCTTCACCATTACCTAATTGTTGATCAGTCAACGATGTTGGATAACACTCCAACAAAGTACATTGATATGTTTTCTTCATTTGAAAAGAAGCACCTGCATCAAGTTCTCCTTGTGCGAGATCTATAGGCCCTACTTTCGGTAATCTGTTTTTCAGGAAGGATGGGATCTTATCCGTAAACCCTAACTGTTTCTTGATTATAGAAAGTCTCAGACCTCTTTCCATAGTAGTTATTGTTACAGGATATGTATAATCATCGAAGTACCCTACTGTACGATTCAATTGATTATGCGCTTCGTTCTGCCAGTTCTCGAAGTACTGACGAACCAGATGATTGTTTGCAACCAAAAACGTCATTGTCATATCTGTGGTAGCATATCCATTTGCGAACTTTCGGTTGGTCGTACCAATCGCATGATCTATAGACATTATCTGTCTACCCGGCAACGTTGCAACAGTACAAAATAGATTCAACTCTCGTGCGTCCATTTTGAAACTTTCTATTTGGGGTAGGGTGACCATGAACTGATTACCCTTGGCAAGTCCACCTGAACCACCTATTTGACCCTTTAGGTCTTCGATTGAAAATCCTGAACTCATCGTATCATCTGCCTACTATCGTAATGAACCTTATAACTGTTTCGTTTGCGGAACTGTGCGGTTGGCAGAAAGATTGCAATCTCCCATTCTGGTGCAGGTACTTCCGCAAAACGACTGGTAACCTGAGAATTCAAATAATGTTTAACACATGGTTTGAAGTATCTCAGATTCGAAGATTTCTTTAACATTCTATATGTCAAAGAAAACTTATCATCTTCACTCAACTTACTACCTTGGATATCCATGATGTTCGCAAAGAACTGCATCCTCAACTTGGGTGGCAGATAGTGTAGATTCAATCCTAAGAATCCACCCTTCGCAGGCCCAAGAACAATCACCAATGGAAATGCATCATAGTATGGTAGTTTGTCTTTATGTTTAGGATCATAGGTAAACATGAACATACCACCAATGATCTGTTTAGATCTTGCCTTGATGGGTTCTTCCTTCATCAAAGACTCTCGATTGATACCCCGCATATTCTGTGCTTTCTTCAGAAACCACGCACGACTTTCCTTCGTCCGAGGTGTAATACCCGCACGGAATGCCTGTCGTTCTAATCTATTGAATATGTCAGACATGTGTCTTCCTGTTAAAATCCATGTCTTTATTTATATAGTTTGCCATGACGCCCCCAATCTTTTTCTTTGAGTATAAAGTCTGGTTTGACGAAATTGATCAACTTCGATATGTGGTCGGTACTGAGGTTCCATTCAAGGAAATTTGCATACTTCTTGTTTGTAAAAAAAGAACGAACATTATCTTCATGTTCTTCTCGATCATTGCGAAACCACTCCAACATCTCATCTGGCTCTAGGTCATGATATTCACAACAACGTCTCATATAATCACCGTCCTTGTGTCTACGTTTACTGTCCAACCAGTCTTCCATATCACGAGTCTGTAATATAAAATAAGCATTTGGATTATTATTGTAGAGTTTGTCGAACCACTTGACGCCATCTACCCACGCATAATCACGATGGAAAAACAAATCACTATAGACCTGTGCATGATCAATACTTTTCATCACATATTTATTTTCATCAACATTCTGTCCCATCTGTTGTGCGAGTACCAACGGTTCCATAGTAACTTCGTCCATGCAGGAATAATGCCATGACCGGTATCCTGATGCTTTAAATAACTCGTGGAATGACGTGGTTGCAATCTTGTTCATTCCTATAAAATATACTTTCTTGTCAATCACTTCTTTCTCTTATACGGTTTCATTTTCTTCAATGGTTTAATTGGTTTCTTTCCTAATGGTTTGGGTAGTATCCCCATAGCCCTTAGTTTGTGTTCATCCCATATTTCAAAGTGCCATCCTCTATCAGCAACATACTTCTCGGTCGCTGTCCACTTACTTATGTTTTTAATATATGTCAATGTTTCACTAAGTACTTGTCTTCGAGGTCTTCCTTGTCCGGTCTTGGGTTTGATTGTCTCTTTATGCGGTTTGACTTCGATCAGTACAGTGCGTCCATCCTTGTACTTGACCATAAAGTCCATGAAATAACGATGGGGACGCTTGTCAGTCTCGCAAATATATGGTATAATAACTTCTTCACTTACCCAACCAACCACATTGGGATTGTCGTCACACCATATCATGACAGCCTTTTCCCATCCCGAACGATACACCACATTCTTGGGATCACCAAGATACTTGGATTCATTCCGGATTTTGTATTTTCCTTTGTAAGTTTTCATATAAATAGTTTTAAAGTTTTAAAGATTTTAACCTATTTATGGATCGGATAAATGCCTGATAATATATATGACGTAAAGGTCGGAGATAAACTCACTCCGGAACAGATTCAACTAGCAGTTGCACGAGGTGGAAAACAAAAACCACGGGCAGTACCTGTCGGAGTACCTGTGGGCGGTGAGAGTTCTATTAGACAACTCAAGTACCCACTAGAAGATACTGATTACAAGGCACGGGTAATTTTCAGTTTAAATGAAGATAAACCCACCGGCGCAAATAGTAACAACGTCTTCGCCTCGCAGACCAAAAAGTTGAAAGGTGATTTGGAAGTTCTGAAGAAAAGAGCTAACGAGATTGCAGCCGAAGGTGATGAAGAAGAACTTGAGAAAATTATCGATGAATCAAAAAAACTCACCGAACAAATAAGATCATATGAAGGACTTGAGAAACAGTCAAATTCTACCAGACAAAGTATTCCCATAACTACTAGTTCAATTAGTTTATACCTCCCTTTGGGTCTTGCCTTCCGTGATAATGTGACATATGAGAACTTTGATCTGGGTGCCGCAGGTGCATCTATGGAAGCTGGATTAGGTTTCGCAGAATCTATGGTCAAAGGATTGGGTTCATTTGTAAGTCAACTTACTAGTGGAGATAATGGAGATCTTGCAAAACTCGCAGGTGTTCAACTTGCATCTCAGTTTGGGTCGTATGGTGCAGAGGCACAAGCAGCTTCGAAACTTGCCGGTGGTGTTACACTGAACCCCAATTCACGCATATTGTTCAAACAACCGAACATTCGTGAGTTTACATTCGCATTTAAGATGATTGCAAAGTCTAAAAAAGAAGCAAGAGAGATTAATGAAATCATCAAACTGTTGCGAACCGAATTGTATCCGGATGAGATTACTGCGAATGTTGGTGATGCTTCAATATCATTAGGTTATAAGTTCCCTAACAAATTTAACATAGCATTCGAATATGACGGTGATAAGATTCCTGGCCTTGCCAAGATCAAACCGTGTTATCTTCGTGATGTATCTACAACATTTAACGCATCTCAAATGGCAATGCACGAGGATGGTAACTTCATGGAAGTTGACATGACCTTGAGTTTCCAAGAGACGAAAGCACTAGTACGCAAAGACGTATCTGAAGGAGGTTTCTAATGTCATATTTCTATAACTTCAGACCAACACTTTATCGGTTTGGTGACGAGACTTCTCTTTCTGTCGCGACCAATCTAACACAATATGTCGATGCTATTGACCAGATAAAGTCACGTGATTTACTTGTTACCGACTATACTATACCTGCCAACGAAAGACCTGACCAAACATCATTTCGTTTTTACGGAACTACGGATTATTATTGGACATTCTTTCTCATGAACGATCATATCCGAGAGGGTGGTTGGCCACTGACCTTGTTAGAGGTTCATAGTGCTGCACAGAAAAGATACCCACACCGAATGGTAACGGTACAGTTGCAACAAGAAGATGTTATTGATTACTATGATGATGACAACCAACCAATCTATCGTACTAAAATTATAGGTACCGCACCTGATCAATTTGAAGTTGGTGCTATCGTAACGGGTAACGTATCCGGTACCAGAGGACGGATCATCAAAAGAGATCTATCACTCGGAACGTTTATTATCGATACTATCAATGTTGTATTGACTTCGGAAGTAAGTGAAGAGGTTGTGACTCCGGACTCTAATGGTATTATAAACCTAGAGAGGACAGATGCATTAGGGGCAGAAACCTTTACTCAACCCCTTACATGGGTGTTATTGAAAGATGGTTTACAAGTATCTTCGTATGAAACAACATTAGATCCTTTCGAGAGAAAAGCAACCATCACCAATGTCGCATTCGATCCTACTTCAGAATATAAGTTGACGTATTATATTAATACCAAGAACTTGACTGACGGATCTTTTCAAACCGGAGAAGAGTTGTCATATACCAATCCTGCGGGCACTGTGACATCAATGTTGGTATATGGTGAACAACCTCAGTATTTGGGGACGCATCACTACGAAGATGTTGATGGTAACTGGATAGATATTAATCCACTGACCCAAGTCAAACCGGTGGGTGCTGTCGAAGTGACCATGAAAGACTATCTGTCGAATGTGAACGAGAGTCTCCGTCAAATCAAACTCATTAAACCCAATTCTATAAAGGGTATTGTGAATGAGTTCTCTGCACTGATGGGTCAATAATGGAAAGACAATCACAGTTTAAATATAAAGTCGCCGAGATAACTTCGGACAGGTTACCGGATTTCATTGTCGATGTTCGTTCTCTGATCGTAGAATTGGTGTTCTTTGAGAATCTAGACAAACCATATATCAGTGGTCAAGTCATAATATCTGATGACCAAGGAATATTTGACAGTTTAGGATTCAGTGGAACCGACAGACTGCATATTAAAATGTTAAGTGAAATGAGTAAGACCGAATCCGAAGAAGTTGTTATGGATCGTTCTTTCTTATTGACCGGTATCGACAACATCGTCAAGTCCTCTAACTCAGGCAATTCTTCTCTATACGTATTTAGTTTTATGGACGAACACGCATTCGTGAGTAAGACCAAAAACATTTCACGTGCAATACGAGATGACTTGAGCACTGAAATAATAAAACTGTGTCAGAACGAATGTGGTAAGAATGTGGATATTTCTTATGCAGGAGAATCTGTTCAGAGTAACTTCAAAGGTATCATTCCATATATGCACCCCCTTGAGGCTGCAACTTGGTTGACTAACAAGGCAACCACATCTTTGGGTATGCCATTCTTTCTATATGCGTCTATCCATGATCAAGATCTAAGACTCGCAAGTCTGGATCGTATGTTGTCAGAACCCGCATGGAATAAACAGATTCCTTTCATCTTCTCTCCTGCTAACACACAGGCACAAGAAGAGATCGGAAGTATAAGTCATCAATATTTTCAAGTCCAGTCGATGAAGACTAGTAAGTTACAAAACACACTCAATCAACTTATGTCTGGTGGTATAGGTTCATTATATACTGTGACCGATATTAGTAATGGTCGTACAACCGCACAACACTTTAGTCTAGAATCACTATTATTGAAGTCTAGTGAACAAGGGTTTATAAACTATGCAAAACAAAATGTTTATGATGCATCGTATAAAACACCGGATTTCGTTAATGTGAACATCGAAGGGGATCACCTACATAATACCAATGCAAAGATATTCCATAGTGTAGTATCTCGGGGTGTTTACCATGACAAGAAAAGTATTCATGACGAAGTGAGTCCTTCTATGTTCCTCAAGAAGATTGAGAACCTTGCATTCCGAAACGCCATATTCAAAAACATGATGGATGTTACGGTGCCGGGGCCAGGTTTCATTGCTTCGGGTGGTTCGGTAGGTGACAAGATCCGCATTAATGTTTTGAACGATGATAATAATCCCGAGAGTCCGGATCAACTCGATGCATTAAAGAGTGGTGACTTTCTTATTTACAATACAAGACATACCTTTAGAGATACTCGACATGATGTTGCAATGACAGTATTCAAACTAGAGAAGGGGCCAAACATTGATTAATTATTACGGTGATAAGGTTCGTTGGTTTGTTGCTGACGTAATCGACACATCCCCTCCTTATGGTTTGGAGGGTCGTGTACGTCTGCGTATCCATGGTATCCATAACCCATCTACTCGTGAAGTGAGACAGAATGATCTCCCGTGGGCGCAGGTAGTATTACCTACCACCGAGGGTGGTGTGTCTGGATTGGGTTCTACTCCAAGACTTGAGGCAGGTTCTTTTGTTTTTGGTATGTTTATGGATGGTACTGAGTCTCAGGTTCCTATCGTGATAGGATCATTACCCCGTACAGAATATCCAACTTCGATTCAAAAACAAGTTGCATTCGATAGTTTACTTGAGAGAATAAGTCCAGACCAAGAGTTCTATAACCAATCAACAGGTTCTATCGATGAGTCCTCGAAAGCATTGAAGAATGAAGTCAGAAACTTCCCTATCGATGAGTTTACTTCTAAGTTACGCAGAGATGTTGCTGTTAAGTTCTTCCTTTCTACCGGATACAGTATCAAACAAACTTGTGCGATAGTAGGTGCAATCTCACGTACTAACAGTAGTTTTGATACCACATACACAAATGTGGGTGGTACCGGTCTGATGGGTTGGAGTGACGTTAGGTTTACTCGTCTGAAGGCCTTCAGTAATGAATGGTGGCATTTCAGTACACAATTAGCATTCATATCATATGAACTAAATACTACTCACGTAGATGCAAACATTCGCATTTTGAATTCAGATATTATTGACAAGTCAAAACCAAGATCTCTGGGTAAAATTATAGGTCGTCATTATGCTCCTATTCAAGATGATTACAACAGTGAAGTAAAAAGAGTATATGAAATATATGCGAATAAGAAGGTATAGAAATGTCTAATCTCCAAAAACTTAATGATGGTCTCAAGGCAAAGGTCGTATCAACTGCAAACTTGGATGTCCTCAATGCGCAAGTCGTAAAGTCTCAGGACGCTAACATACTAAATTCTTCTACTGTACTCGGTAAGAATGTGGAAGTTGATGTGAACGGATTCAAGAGTTTAGACAACAACTCTAAGGGTGATACAACAAGTTCACTGTCGCAAATACTTCCTACTGCGGGAGTATACCCCAAAACAGATCCATCCAAGATGATAACTGATGTTGGTGTTCCTAGTGTCGCAGTGACAAATGTAGCAACACAAATAACAGAATTTGTTTTAGACGGATCGGGATTACCCACCGAAGACTCCTCGGGTAACCCTATTACCCAACTAGTCGATGGCGCATTAGTACCTACTGTAGTACAGACCGGAGAAAATTTACCGAGTACAATTCCTGAGATTACAAAATCTTTGACAGGTATTGTACCACCCGTCGAAAGTATTACTATTGTTTCATTAGGAGGTTCCGCACTCGATGAACTTGCCGGTGCAATCGAAGATGCATCCGAAAGAAAAGGTACGTTATTAAGTTCTATCAAGGCAACCGCATCCGCATCTAAAGCCGGTGGTGATGCACTAGGTGATTCTATAACCGAAGGTATAGGAAATGTACAGAGTAAATTAGATGAAGTTGCCGATAAGGCAAAGAGTGGTAGTTTACTGACTGAAGTTGCAAGTGCAGTATCCGCAGTCGAGGGTGTGGGTAATTCTATTGCCTCTGCGGCCGCATCTGTTACCGGAACACTTACTTCTGCATTAACGACTGGACTCGATGAAGCAAAGAGTATAATCTCGGATGGATTCGGTTCTATTACGAGTAGTATAGGAAGTGCGGTAACGGATCTTGTTAGCGGAGTTTCTTCGGATATAAATTTAGGATTTGGTACTGCACAAGACCTGTTCGAAGATTTGACCGGTTCGGTTGGTAGTGCTCTTACTGGATTGTTCGGTGCGGGAGAATCTCTCGATAAAGATTTTCTCTCGGGTATAATGAACGATGTTATGTCTGGGGGAGACATCAATTTAAGTAAAGCAATGAAAGCACTTACCTTGAAGGATAAGTCTTTGTCGCCAGAGATGCGGAAGGTCATTCAGGAAACTGAAGCTGGTAGTGTCGAAGAATTCAATCAAACGATAAACAGTAAAGCAAGAGCTGCGGGAATATCCGAGTCTGAATTACAAAACTTTAACAATCAGACCACTAAGATTGAGAATGCACTTAGTCTAGTGGACACCACAATAGCAGGAAGTGTTGTATCTGAAGCAGGTGAATTCTACACAGAAGATCTGGATCTACTAGAACTTTCTAAACGATACTCTGCCGGATACATTAGAGAATTTAGTTATGTAGATTCTAAAGAAGAACTTGGTCTAGAATTTGTTAGAATGACCAGAGAGGTATCTGAAGTTATTATTCACGCAAGTGAAACTTATACTAATGCGAACATTGGTGCAGAAGAAATTCAACTAAGACATAATGATGCGGGTCATCTTGGTATCCAGTATCACTTTGTAATTAGACGTGATGGTACTATGCAACGCGGGTTACCTGTAGATAATGTTGCACAAGCAAGCGACATTAACAGACACAAGTTCAACTGTATTGACGTATGTCTGGTCGGTGGTGTGAACGTTCCCTCTGAAGCTGACAACCCACTACTGAATCTATCTGCGAGTTCGTTCACTATATCTCAGATGAAGACATTAGAAACACTCCTTGAACTGTTTTACCAAACCGTTCCGGGCGGTCAAGTACTGGGTCACAATGATATTGATATCTCATCTCAAGATCCATACTTCGATGTTATATCTTTTGTTGAGAATAAGTTTGGTAAGAAGACAGTATACTCAGATCCGTTGACAGAAACATCATTAGACCGAAATGGTCTGAAACTGAAGAAGGCCGTATGACAACTATAACGAATAAAAAAACGATAGGTGATAATCCTGCAATTGAAAATACCGAAGGTGTTCCAATTGATGGTTTCCAAGATCCTACAGGAGAATTCCCCAAGAGGGAATATCATTACGGGTCGTCATTAAACAGATCTGCACGTGGTCTCAAGGTAGAGAATCTTTATCTTGGGGGTGGTACCGAAGGAACTGACTTGGATCTCGAAGACCAAGAACCTTCTCGATTCCCCTTCAACCAAGTAAAGGAAACTGCATCGGGACATATCATCTCCTATGATGACACGCCTGGCGGAGAACGTATTCTTATCAAACATCGTAAGGGTGCAGGTGTAGAAGTACGTGCAGACGGGTCTGTAGTCATCTCTGCGGTCAATAACAAGGTTGAGGTTACTGGTGGTGACCATACTGTTATTGTTGAAGGTAACGGTAAGTTGGTGTATAATGGTAACCTAAACTTAGAAGTGACGGGTGACTATAATGTCAGTGTTGGTGGCGATTACAATGTCAACGTTGATGGTAATACTAATACCGAAATACGTAAGAACAATACCACAACGGTAGGACTGAACACCGACTACACAACCAAAGGTACTGCGGTAAACAAAACAATCGAACACAAATCTGATATTGTTTTGGGTAACTGTTATGGTACAATCAAAGGTCACTGGAAGAACAACGTAGGTGCCGAGATTGAAATGTTCACCGGTAATCGTTTCCATGTGTCTGCCGAAGAAGAATTTGTAATGACAGCATTACAGGGTAATATTTCTGCAACTGAAATCTCGGTACTTGGTATGAAAGGTGCGATTGGGGGTGAACAAGTCGAGTTTACTGGCCCAGTTTATATGGGGCCTCAAGGTGCGGTACCATTTACTTCGGGAGCATCATTCTATGGTTCTTTCCATGGCCAGGCGCTCGAAGCGATAAAGTCTAAGTTTGCACATAAAGCAGAGAACGCTAAGACTGCGCAACTAGCATCCAAGGAAAAGGGTGGACAACCAAGTGGTGGTGCGCCTGATGTTCCTACTAATATGGAATCATTATCTCCACTGAAACCAATACCTAAGACAGATGCCGTTGCAGGTCTTTTGTCCGATGGACACTTGTCTATACGTGCAATATCAATTGATAGTAAGGATGCTATACGAAATCATGTATTGTTACGTGATGACTATGCGGGTCTATTTGAAAAGGAACCCACTATAAATGAAATCCGATCTACAATGCGAGACGAAGCCAACCGAACCATCCTCAACGAGAAGGGTATATCATTCCCTGACGCACTGATAAAGAATGGTATGATTGCCTCTGACTGGACAAATCCTTTGCCTCCGAAGGTGGGACGTATTGCCAAAAAACAGACATCTCCAAGATTTGGTTATACTCCACTTGGTAACTCAGTGAAAAATAGAGGTAAGAGATTCAAATGATAACAATTGTACCGGATCAAAAATACAATCCAGCTTTGGTTGACGCGAAGGACATTACCTCTTTTACTAAACTCTCGCCTGGAGTATCACTCTCGAAGTTTCTTGGTAGTAAAGGAAACCCGTGTAGTTTATCGACCATAGACAAATACCAAAATAGTCCGTATGAAAGACAACAACTCGCGTTCAATCTTTATTTACACGCAGAGTTGTTCCGTAGAATCAATGGTAACATTGACATGTTCAAAGATGTACGTCTTATTGTCTCGGAGGGGGTTTACCGTGGTGGCCCTCTTGAAACAGTTGCAGGAGAAAATCTTCTAAAACAAGACGGACAAATGGTAAGTTACAAAGTTGTGGATGAACAGGGTCAGATAGATTACGAAAGAACATTTGATCTTGCTGAGTATATCAAGGACTATGTTGGTTACGAGAAACTTATTCTAGAGTATGATAAGTGGGATCCAACAGGAAAACTCAATGCGCAAGTGACCGTTGTAATGCCGAAAGTCGATGGTATTACTTGGAGAGTGTATTATAAAAAACAATTAGAAACAAGATACAACGGGACACTTTTTGCAAAGAATGAGTTAGTAGAAGTTCTCGAAGACGTATAAATAGAATTATAATATTTTAGGAAAGACAAATGGCTAGAGCATTTTCTATAGAAGACGGTGGATTACAACAATTCTCCACTATCAAAGCGACATCGAACAGTGAGTATATCGATATTGACCTTTCGTTTGCAGCGAAGGGTGCCGGTGACGTGTATAAGAAAACTGCGGTATCATCTGTCATGCAATCTTTAAAAAACTTATTGATGACAAACCGAACCGAGAAACCCTTTGCTCCATACTTTGGTGCAAACCTCCAGAGTTACCTCTTTGAGTTGATGGATCAAGGTACAATGAATCAGATGGAAAATGCGATTATACAGAACATTCGTGCTTTCGAACCAAGAATAAATTCCGAAACTCTACAAGTAATTCCCGAAGTAGATGAGAACGGAAACAGTGTTACACTTACGATAATTTTTAACATCGTAAATTCTAATCAATCCGTAGAATTTACAACCAGACTGAATAGGTTACGATAATGGCAACGACTATTAATTCCTCATCTTTAGATTTTGATGCGATCAAAAACAATCTAAAGACATAT